GCGTGTGCTGCGCGAGCTGCGGAGGATGCGTCGTGGGATATGATCCTGAGCTTGCGCGCAGGCTTAAGGCTGAGCGGGAGAGGGACGGGCACAACCGCAAGTTCTACAAGTCTGCGGCATGGCGGGCACTCCGTGCTCGCGTGTTGGCAGAATTTCATGGCGAGTGCCAGGACTGCCTGGCTAAGTCTCCTGCACGATATACTCCAGCGACATGCGTACACCACGAGCAGCATGTCGATACGCATCCGGGGTGGGCACTGTCGGAGACATATGTCGGGCGTGATGGCAAGCAGCGGCGCAACCTCGTGCCGCTTTGTCATGCGTGCCATGATCGTAGACATGGGCGCGACCCGGGTAGCTTCATCGCAAAGAGCAAGCCGCTCACTGAGGAGAGGTGGTAGCAGTGGCTGAGACTAAGACCACGACACGCAGGAGGGCAGCCAAGCCTAAGGCTAAGCCTACGGGCAAGGAGCTGCGGGCTATATCTCATGGCGTTGAGTTCGTCTGCCTCTATGACGGCAAGCGCTACTACGTTGGCGACAGATCTTTCACGTCGCTCTCGTCCGCCGCTGACTACGTGCGCGGTAAATAATTGCAACGCTGGTTATTTTATAGACATCGGGTAGCTCCCGTTGCTATAGGCCCAGTAGGATTCCGCATCCCTGCTGGGCCTTCTTTATACCGTTGAGATGCGGGGATGCGGTGGACTAAAGATGGTCGAAGAATGGCGAGACATACCAGGGTATGAAGGCGAATACGAAGCTAGTAGTTTTGGTCACATAAGATCAGCTAGGTATCATAGAGTTCTCAAAGAGCAATTAGTCGGTGGTCCTAAGGGGTATTTGTATGTAGGGCTTAAATTAAGTTTTGAGAATACAAAGGTTAAGCAAGTGCACCGTCTTGTTGCTGCTGCGTTCTTTGTATGCAGTAACCTTGAAGTCGACCATATCGATTGTAACCATAAGAACAATAGGGTTGACAATCTTGAATACGTAACAGGTAGAGAAAATTATTTGCGTGCTGTCCGCACAGGAGTATGCAGCAGACCTAAGGCGATATTGAGAAACGACGGCAAGTCATATGAGAGCATACGGCAATGCGCAAGGGACAATAGGTGCCAACCAGTAGACATCAGGAAAGTTCTTGCTGGGAAACAAAAAACGCTCCACGGTTATACATTTGATCGTTGCGGCTGTTTTGTAGCATAAGCAGATAGCATACCCGCCCCACTCCCAAACCGTCTACCTGCGGAAACGCAAAGGGACCGGCGGCCAATCACGAGAGTTTAATTTTTTCGTTGTTTTTGAATCAAAATTAGGAGGTGACGAGCTATGCCAGGACGCCAAAAGCTACCCGTAGAAGTCATACAAGCTCGAGGCAGGACTGAGATGTCCGCTGAGGATATCTACGAGCGCAAACGCCGCGAACCACATAGCCCAGACACCGCGATAATCTGCCCGACATATCTCACGACGAAGAAAGAACAACACGAGTTTGAGCGCTACGCAGAGATGCTCGACAGGCTCCACGTATGGAGTGAACTTGACGCAGACGAGCTTGCCCGCTATATCATCGCTGAGCAAGCCTACGAGAACTACGCGAAGCGGCTCCGTAAGGTGATACGCGAGCAAGACCTCGCTCAAGCTCAGAGCATCCAACGCCTAGAGATCGCCCAAGCCGAGCAGGCGCGGAAGTCGGCAAGCGCTCTCGGCATGACTATCACGAGCCGCTGCAAGCTCGTAGTCCCAACACCAAATGACGACGAAGCACTCGACGTCTGATCCCGTCTTTGAGACACACTCAGAGATCAAGGTACCGGAGATCGCCGACTATCTCCAAGCTGTAGAGACGGGAGAGTGCGTCCCATGCAAGAATCAAATTGAGCTTGCGAAGCACGTCCGTCACGTCTTTGCCAGCGAGCAGCTTTGGGTAAATATTGACCAGCTCGCGCGTTATATGAGCTACCAGCGCTATTTCAGCTTTGAGCTTCTGCCATGGGAGAAGTTTCTCATCGCGCTTTGGCTCTGCACGTACATCAAAGACGGCGACGAGTACTTCCCACGGTGGCCGCAGCTGCTTATGTTAATTGGCCGTGGCGGAGGCAAGAATGGCTTCATAAGCTTTTGTGCTTGGTGCCTCGTCTCAAAGGCAAACGGCGTCCCTTTCTATGACGTCGACATCTGCGCAAACACTGACGAACAAGCTCAGACGTCATTTTTAGACGTGAAGCGCATCCTCGACGCAGAGACCGGCAAGTGGAAAAAAGCCTTCCACTGGAATATGGACGGCATCACTAACATCTCGACAGGATCACGCATCAAACACCGTACCGACAACCCCAACTCCAAGGACGGGCTGCGCTCGGGCTGCGTAATCTTTGATGAGCTCCATGCCTACACCGACTGGAAAAACCTCAACGTCTTTACTACCGGCCTAGGCAAGACCGACGACCCTCGTAGGCTCTACAGCACAACCGATGGGGACGTGAGAGACGGCCCGCTTGACAAGCTCAAGGATCGCGGCGCCCGCATCCTCTCAGGTGAGGAGCAAGACCGTGGTCTCTTGCCTTTTATCTGCCGGCTTGACTCTGACGACGAGGTACACACGCCGGGGCTATGGCCGAAAGCCAATCCCCGCTATCTCTACTCGGCATCGCTCAGGCATGAGATGGCCGATGAGTACGAGGACTGGAAGCTCGACCCGGTCAATAACTCGGCTTTTATGACTAAGCGTATGAATCGCCCGCAAGGCAGAAAGGACGTGGAAGTGGCCTCATGGGATGAGCTGCTCGCGGCCTCACGCGACCCGGGCGATCTGCACGGCAAGCCTTGTGTGATCGGTATCGACTTTGCGAAAAGCTCCGACATGGTGGGAGCTGCGATCCTCTGCCGCGACGGCGAGGAATGGCAAGCTGTCATACATGGGTGGTGGTGTACGCACTCATCTGACGCTGGGACCATAAAGGCGCCTCTCGAAGAATGGGCCGCCGATGGCCTCTTAACCATCGTCGATGATGTCGAGATAAGTCCCGACCTCATCGCGGCATGGTGTAGAGACGCCGAACGGGATCATGAGATCCGCGCGGTGGCATACGACAACTACAGGCATGTATGGCTCCGACGCGCTCTCGATGAGCAAGGCTTTAGTGCTAGTGGCAAAGAGTCGCGCTGCGTCCTCACCCGCCCGTCTGACATTATGCGCGTGCAGCCGTCTGTCACCTCAGCTTTCAAGCGCCATCTTATCGCGTGGGGTGCCAATCCTCTTGCGAGGTGGGCTGCGAACAATGCAAAGCTCGAACCTGCTCCGCACGGAAATTTTATTTACGGAAAGATCGAGCCCCGCTCTCGCAAGACAGACCCTTTTACCGCTCTTATCGCAGCGTTTTGCGTCGGCGACAGGCTCGACGAACCAGAGCCAGCGCCAATTGAAATGATGGAACCGATGTTTTTTTAGGAGGTGGGCATGGGAATAGCACAGACGATCTATGACTGGCTCGGCAACAAGCTCTCAACCTCCGGTGACGTGATCACCACTGACATAGCGCGCTGTAAGTATATGGAGCTCGCTCGCCTCATCGGCGCAAGCTACGTCTCGGCAGCCGTGCAAGCATGTGACATCCGCTTCTACGGGGCTGACGGCAGGCGAACCCTAGATGATGCAGCGTGGCTCTGGAACGTGTCGCCGAACCAGAACTACTCGGCAGACCAGCTACTCGACGCTATGGTCAACCAGATGTTCGAGCGCGGTGAGGCTCTTGTCGTACCGTTTCAGGGCTACAGCGGGGCGTCGACCCTCTGGTACGCGACGGACTGGACCGTCAACGAGCAGCATGGCATAGGCACCGCCGACCATTTCACAAACGTGATGGTCGAGGGTCAGCCGATGAAATCCGACTATTACGCGTCGCAGGTCTACCGCTTCAACCTCGACGCGACGCCAGACAAGCGGTTCTCTCAACTCAAGAAAGCCATAGGCGACCAGTACTCGGCGCTCGCCGACAGCGCGGCAACAGCCTACAAGGGTGGCAACACCCGTCGGTACAAGTGGCGCAGGTCGAGCACGACAAGCGGCACGCTAAAGGAGCAGCAAGAGCAGCTCGCACTGATGAAAAAGCAGGTGCAGGCCTTCGTCTCCTCAGACTCTATCGCCGTATGGCCAGAGTACACCGGCAACGAGCTCGAGTCTTTCTCTGATGGCAGCAGCACCGCTAACGCCTCGACTGATTTTGTCTCGATCCGCAAAGACATGTTCGAGCTCGCTGCGTCCTGCATGCGTATGCCCACATCGATGCTTTATGGCAATGTCAACAACTTCTCGACAGTCTTTGACTCTTTTATCACCTTCGCTATCGACCCGGTGGCTAAGGTCATCGGCGACGAGATCACGCGCAAGACCTACACGCAAGACGAGTGGGCAGCAGGTGCTCACTGCGATCTCGACACCTCGCAGATCAAGCATCGCGACCTCTACGACGCCGCGGGCGACATTGATAAGTTGATCGCCGATGGCGTCAACTCTGTAAACGACACACTCCGTGACTTTGGCCGCGACTTGATCGATGAGGCGTGGGCAGACGAGCATCTTCGCACGAAAAATTACGAGACCGCAAACTCCAAACAAAATGCGGGAGGTGAAAACGATGAATAATCGCTTCTATACGATGGGGGCAACCGGAAATGCCGCTGACATCTACATTTTCGGCGATATCACCTCAGTGCCTTTTGCTGAGTCGGACGTCGATGCTCATAGCTTTGCGTCTGACCTGGTCTCGCTCGAGGCAGTATCTGAGATCACCTGCCACATATCAAGCTACGGCGGTGAGGTTGAGGAGGGGCTCGCGATCTACAACGCGCTGCTCTCCAATCCCGCTCATGTAACGACAATCTGCGAGGGACAAGCCTGCTCTATCGCCTCAGTGATCTTTATGGCGGGTGACACCCGTATCATGCGCTCCGCATCCGCGCTCTTTGTCCACGACTGCTGGACTATCGCTCAAGGCGACGCCGACGACCTGCGTAAGGTGGCCGATGATCTCGACGAGCAGATGATTGCTTGCAAGCTGGCATATATGCGCGGCGGGATTGACGAGGCAGACCTTGACAGCCTGCTCAAGGCTGATACGTGGGTGAGCCCTGATGATGCCGTCTCCTACGGGTTTGCCACGGAGGTAGATCTCGGCGAGGAGTCAGACAAGGTAGCCGCATCTGCACATAATGCAGCCTATGCCCGCATCTTTGCCAAGCCTTCCGCACCTACCGATGCGCTGCCAGCCTACGCACAAGACCTTGCGTCAATGATCGCCGACGAGGTATGCGCAAGGACGACCGCGGCAGACCAACCAACACAGATAGACCCGGAGCCCGTACATATGAGCCCGGCTAAGCGGCTTAGTGCCGCGCTTAATCGCTAATAAAAATTAAACACAGAAAGGAGTGAGCATGCCTATTAAGCTCACCTCCAACGCCTACGCCGAAGCCTCTAACGCTCTGGCACAGACCATCATGCGCGACGGTGCCACCTCTGGTGATGTCGACGGCGCAATCCAAGAGCTCGCATTCGCTATCTCTGATGAGATTCGCGGCTCTTTCGAGTCCGCCGGAAACGATCGCCAAGCCCTCGCTTCCCGCGGCTTCAAAGTCCTTACCTCTGAGGAGCGTGTCTACTTTGACCGCTTTGCCAAGGCCGCGACCGCAGCGCACACCAAGGCGGAATTTATCGACAACATGGACGGGGCAAACCTGCCTCAGACCGTGATCGACGACGTGATGAGCTACGTACAATCGCAGCATCCCTTCCTCGCGGCCTTAAACATCCGCGCGGTAAGCCGCATCACAAAGATCTATACCAATGCGGGAGCTGCACAAGAGGCTCTCTGGGGCGATCTCGGCGACGCTATCACCAAGGAGATCACCGGTGCGTTTAAAGAGCTAGACGCAACGCAGAACAAGCTCTCTGCCTACGCGATGATCTCCAAGGATGAGCTCGAGCTTGGCCCCACCTACCTTGATGCTCTTATCATCGCAAGCCTCGGCGAGGCAGTATCAAACGGCCTCGAGCATGGGTTTGTCTCCGGCACTGGACTCAAGCAGCCTATAGGCTTTGACCGTAGCATTGCCTCCGGAGTGAGCGTCTCTACCACCACCGGCTATCCGCAAAAGACCGCACTCGCCGTTATGGACTTTACTCCCGCTACCTATGGCAATCTGCTTGCCAAGCTTGTAGTCGATTCCAACGGGCGTCAAAAGAACATCAGCGTCACGACAAACGCCGGCATTACGACCCCGAGCTTCGCTCTGGTGACGAGCCTCTCCGACTACCTCACTAAGATCATGCCAGCGACTACGCTGCTCAACCATGAGGGCGCCTATGTCAACGGTCTTTTCCCTGTGCCGACAGCAACCTACACCTCAGCTTACATCGGCTCAGGCAAGGCTCTGCTCTGTATCCCCTCTGAGTATTACGCTCTTGTGGCTGCTAATCGCGGCTTAGAGATGAGCGATGAGTATAAGTTCCTCGAGGACAAGAGGGTCTACAAGCAGGTAATGTACGGCGCAGGACAAGCCAAGGACGACACCTCAGCTATCTTGCTCGACATCTCCGCTCTCGATCCTGCTTATCTCAATGTCAAGGTCAACGGCACTGTAACAACTAAGTCCGCATCCTAGGCTCTAAGGAGGTGAGCGCATGACCTCCGATGAGATTACGGCAGCTGTCAAGCGCAAGCTAAACATCACGTGGTCCGATACTACTACTGATGCTCGCGTCGCAGATGTTATTACCAAGTCTGAGGCGACCATGCGCCGCCTCTGTGACTGTCCGACTGACGCTACCACATGGGATGATGAGGACATTGGGATGCTGCTCGACGCTTGTCTCTATGAGTTTTCCAACGCTGCCGATGATTTCCGCGTCAACTACGCTGACGCTATACAGGCATGTCGATTAAAACACGAGGTAACAGACGATACGTCGGTGAGTGCCGATGCTTAAATCATCCATGGATGTTTATAACGACGGGGTGGTTGCTATCATGAGCGCCACCCCGTCGCGCTCTGATGTAGGTGTAAATCCGTCTGGCATCGTAGGACTCGAGCGCGTGCGCACGATGGCCTACATGCAGATGAGCCGGCAAGAGCAAGATGTAAAGCTTGCAGACGATGAGGGCTTTGAGCTCTCGGCAAAGCTCAAGATAAGGCATGTCGGAGACGTCACGCCTGAGCTTTTCGCGCTGCTGGGCTCACGTCTCTGCGAGATAGGTCACGTCGATGATGATCGCACGCATGATTATCTCTATTTGTCTGAGATAAAGACAGACGGCACGGCACAGCTGCTAGCAAAGACCGAGACGGTCGACGACTACGGGATTGCTAAAACATCATGGGACGGCCCGACGATATATGTCCGGCAGGCAACAAAGCAGCTACTAGGTCGCTTTGAGGCCTCAGCACAGACGCTCAATCCGTCCACGACGCTTGTAATCCGCACCTGTGACTATGGCAATCAGCCGAAAGTTTTGCGTGCAAATGTCACCTATAGCGTCACGTCGACCTCGAGTGACGGCAGGTGGATACGCCTTGTCTGCGAAAGGGGGACAGTATGAGTGCGGCGGGGCATGAGGACTCCATCTCTATAAGTCCAGACCAGATCGCCTACGAGATCAATAACGCGGTAAAAAAAAGAATCGAGATAATCGGACAGGCCTCTGAGGAAGACGTCGAGGCTACAGCTAAAGATGTAGTCGCAGACCTCAAAGAGACGTCGCCGAAGCTCACAGGGAAGTACGCAAAAGGGTGGACGTACGATATGCACATAGCTGCGGACAGCAGCCCGTACGCTGTCGTGCATAATAAGTCGAAGCCCGGACTTACTCACCTTCTCGAGCATGGCCACGGTGGGCCTGCTCCTGCCAAAGCTCACCCGCATATAGAGGCGGCCTACGAGCGTGGGTCGGCAGAATTTGAGGAGAAGGTGAAAGGATGAGCGCGCCTGCTACAGTCGCTGATCTTGTCGCTGCCATAAAATCGACCGGCCTCACGTTCCGCTACGGATATTTTGGGAGCGGCCCGGGGGACGCCATCGACACATACCCGATGCCGCGCATCACCTATCGATTTAAGCTTACGCCAAGCGCGGACTACGCCGCAGGCAAGGCGTGGCATAGGACCGCCCGCTATGACGTCGAGCTTGAGGAGCCTGCTAAAAGCTTTGATACCGAAAAGCTGGTGTCCGATGCTCTTAATTCTGCTGGCATTCCATGGGATCGCTACGAGTACCCGCAGGATGGCACGACCGAAGGTACCCATTGGCTGCAGGTCATATGGGAGACGTCTGTCTGCGAGGACTGACGTCAAGTTCTGATCACGCCCCGGTAGGGGCTTTTTTTATGTCAAAAATCACGGAAGGAGCCTCTAATGGCAAGTAGCGAAACTACGAATATTTATGAGTACGGCGTCAAGGCGATCTTACTCAGCTTTAAGAGCAGCGGGACCACCACCACGTGGGCCGCGTCCCACGCCTACGCCCTGAACGACACCGTGACCGCATCGGGCAATCTCTACAAGGTCACCACCGCAGGAACCAGCGGTTCGACCGTCCCGACGTGGCCCGCGTCCGGCACCGTCACGGACGGCACCTCGCTCGTCTGGACCTACGTCTCGGCGGCAAGCGGCTACGAGTCCCCCATCCAGATCTATGGCCCGACTGAGCTCAAAATAGCGCTCAAGACAAACCAAGACACCCTATACGCTGCTGATGGTGTATGGGCTACGATCAACTCGGTGAGCTCGGCGACAATCACGCTCAAGTACTATCAGACGATTGCCAAGGCCATCCGCGCTCGCATGCTCGGCCACAAGACCGACGCTAATGGCATCGGCTACATGACAAACATCCCCACTCCAGAAGAATTTGCGCTCGGTGCCATTTTCGAGGGCGCCGCGCAAAATTATCTGAGGTGGTTCTACCGTTGCCAGGCAATTGACCCCGATGAGGACCGTACGACCGTGGGCGAAAAGATTGAGGCCGCAGAAAACGAAATGTCCATCCTCGCCACACCCAAGGAGATCGGGGATGAGAAGATCATCTGCTC